CTCCTTTTCCGGCTCTGGTGCTTCCTGCTTCTCCAACGCCGCCAGCTTTGCCGCCAGCGCGTCGAACTCCTTGCGGGTGACATACTCCCCGCCTGCGGCTTGCGTGGCAGCGATCGACGCTTTGGGGCCGCTGGTGCGTTCTTTGTAGTCGTAGATGCGGAGAGGAAACGGCCTGCCGTCCTGCCCCACTTCTTTGATGTAAAAGGTATCGGAATCGGCATCCAGTAAAAGCACCCGGCTCCCGTTGGCAACCAGATAGCCCCGAGCTGCCGCTTCACCCTGTACCCAGATAAAGCCGCTGTCAGCCGGTGCGGACTGCCCCTGCATTGTCGGCATCATGACGGGCTGGGGCTGGTACTGTGCTGCTCTGAGCTGTTCAAGCTGCCCCTGCGGCTGTTGCGGGTAATACACTTGTGGGTATCCGTTATAGATCGGCATTGCTTAGTCCTCCTTATACCAGTAGTAGATCGGGCACTCCCTGCCGCTGTCCCAGCTGTCCCACCACTCGCCGTTGACCACAGCCAGAACGTGCCCGGAGCAGCCCAGCACATACACGCCACGCGGGTACTCCCGGGCAAAATCTGCCACGGTGTAACAGGTGGTGCAGTCCGCTTCCACCATGCGGCGCTTGTAACCCTGCTTTTGGAGGTACGCGCCCCATGTACGGTTGGCGCTGGGCATATCGCCGAGGGCGTAACCGGTGAGCGCCAGCGCAATATACGCCTGCTCCCAGCTCTGCCCAGTAGCTGCAGATACTGCACGCACGGCACAGTCTCCGACGCTGCTCCCGTGAGGGTTCGGGTTATACTTGTGCCACATGGGCGCTCATCCCCTCCCTTTGCGCCCAGTGTACTTTTTTAAACCGCCGGGAGAGACAACGAACGCCAAACGAAGGACAAAAAAGAAAAGCGCCCACACGGAAAAATCCGCATGAGCGCTTGAAAAATTGTATATAAACAAAAATACTCCCGATGCTCCAAACGGACCACCGGGAGTTTTATGCTGCCAAAACGGCAAAGTCTAAAATCAAGAGCGGAACCGCCCACAGGCAATGCTGCTCTCTACAAAGGCCGTAGCCTTTCAAATCATAAATCGTATGGCGTATAATGCAAAGACGCATATACCGACAAAACCACGCCTATAAATGCACTATGCCAAAATGGAAGGACGGTTTTTAGAACGCTTGATGTCGCCCCAAAAATAATCAGAGCGAACAAAACACGGGACAAAAAGTGATATATTTTATTTACCATAATTCATATAAAATCGTCTCCCGCATGGTACGCACTGAAAGTAGGCGGGCGGGAGACTGTATCAACTAAAAAGACCCGCCATGATACGCATCGTCGAGAGGCTTGACGGGTTCAGATATCCACCCTAATGTGCTTCTTCGAGAGGCCGGGTGGATTTGTTGATGTTATTATACCACAATCAATCCGTCACGACAAGAACCAGCGCAGGGCCGTTGACGCTGACCTCTGCGTCCTGATATGGCTCGACAATGGTCGTTTCCACGCCCTCGCGTTTGCGAAGCTCTGTAATAAGATTTGCGGTCGGAACATTTTCGAGGTTCACGGTGAGCTCCTTTCGTCTAGCTTTTCATCAATAACTTTCAGCCGGTAGCCTATCGCTGTCCGGCTGTAATGTGTCTGCGCTGCAATGTCCGGCAGCGGAAGCCGCTCCACGTACCGAAGTAAGGCTATCTTACGGTCTACCCTCCCAAGCGGTGCGATTTTGATGGCGGCGGTCATTTGCTGTCGGTCAAGCCCTTGCAGCGCAGCGGGCAGCACTACACGAGCCGCCGCCATGAGCAGCACCGAGCCAGAAAGGCTGCGGCAGCTGTCCGGCGTTGCGCACCATCACGGGGACGTTACCGAGATGGTCAATTTCGCCGCATCTCTTAATTTCGCAAAATCGTTTCTGCTCGTATGTAGTGCTTGCCATGATAGCCTCCTTACTGCTTTTGCAGTGCTGCCTTTGCGCGGTCAAAGAAAAACTGGATAACTTTGCCGATAGTCTCATCGGTGATGGCCCAGCTGATAAGCTTGCCCCACTTGCTGGCGCTGAGGGCGGCCCGCAGGGTCTTTGTCACCCACGCTTTGCGCTCTGCGCCGCGCTTCGTACCCTGAATTTCATGCTCGGCCCGCTCGATGAGGTCAAGCACCAGAGGCTTCACCGCGGCACCATAGCCCAGCCGGATGCAGCCGAGGGCGTAGAAGATAAGGCCTCCCAGCATCAGCAGCAGCGCTGCCCACGCAGGGAGAATGCTTACAGCTTTAGATACCAGTGTTTCCATGTGTTATGCTCCTTTCTCTAGGTCAGAAATACGGTGGTTTGCCACCTTGATTTGTTCTTCCATCACCGGGATGCGCTGGGCAAAATTGTTGTGCATCCGCACCTCCCGGGTCAGTTCTTCCAATTTTGTGTCCATGATAGCCTGCTGTTTTTCCAGCTTGGCATCCATGTCCTTTGCCGCCCTGTTGTTGGCGTAGATGGTACCCAAAAGCCCCAGAACACCGGTAATAAACGCTACGATGATTGCCTCGCTCATGCGCCCTCCCGGAGACGGGTCAGACCCTTCTTGCGGATGATTTTCGGGTAGTTGATGGTAGTCACGTTGAGGTCAACGTTGCCGCTGATGCCCGGCACAGAGCCCTTGCTGGTGTGCTGGTGAGCGTTGTACTTAAAATCCACCTTCGGGGTCTTGCCGGTGTAGTCAGCAAGCCAGACGTCATAAGGGTGCAGAGCCGCACCGCCCACAAAGAGATGTGCCTTTGCAAAGCTGGTGTAGGTGTACAGTTGGGCGTAAAAGCCCATTTTTTCCACCTGTTCCAGCGCGTAGGCGGTGAGGTTGGTGAGGTCGAGGGTGCTCATTTGCTTGAGTTTGTTTTCCTCCACGTCCACCGCAAGGGGCATGGTCAGCTCCTTGCCGTACACCGCCTGCCGCACAAGGGCAAGCTCTGCATCGGCCATCGCTTCGCTGGTGGCGTAGGTGTAGTAGTACACTCCCACGTCCAGCCCTGCCGCTTTGGCGTTGCGGTAATTGTCCTCAAAGGTTGGGTCGATGTACAGTCCATCTGCCCGCTTGGAGAGCTTGTGGTTGGTGCTCACCGTCTTGAGCATCGCTCCCTTGTAGCCTGCCGCTGCGACCTGCGCCCAGTCAATCGCACCCTGATACCGGCTCACGTCGATGTACCGGTATGGCGGGTCGCCCTCCCAGCCGGTGACGGCTTCCTCAACGGGAGTTTCTCTGGGTGTTTCCGGCGCAGGACTTTCGCTTTTCCCGCAGAAGAGCACCTTCACAAGCCACGCCAGAAATTCCAAAATTTTTCCCATTTTGATTTCTTCTCACCCCTTAATCTACTTTTTGGGCTTCCACAGCCGCGAGCTTTGCCCAGTCGATGCTGCCCTGCCAGCGGGAAACGTCCATAACGATTTTAATTGCCATTTTCCTCCTCCTGCCCATCATGGGCATCCAGACCGGCAGCCGAGCACGTCAGCTCGATGTCCTCCACGGTCTCCTCACAGCCCACTCCACCCAGCTGGTGGATCAGGTCGTTTTGCCGGTGGACGATATCAATCAGCCGGTGCAGAGTGTCGGTCAGCAGGTCGATCAGCTGCAGCTCAAGCATACTGCTCGCCCGTGATCTCGGTATATTCGGCCTCAGTCAGGCGCTGGGGCTTGCGCTGCACCAGAATTTTGAGCATGACCTTAGACCACCGGCCTGCCTCATACTCTTTCTTTGCCTTGTCAAAGGCTGCGCTGTGATTCTCATTCATTGCTCATGCCCTCCTCGGTGTTGGTGGCCTCGTCCTCGGTCGGGACATCGGCCAGAATGCACAGAAAATCCACCATGGACGCAATCTGTGCCAGATCTGCGTCCCGGTTTTCGTCCTCAGTCGCGGCCTGAATGCTGCCGGGCTTGTGAAGAATTTTCATGTTATCCCCTCCAAAAGAGATTTAACGTATTTATCCATGCGCTGCAGCAGCTGCTTGGAGTTGCCTTTGGCGGCATGGGCTTTCCATGATTTATACTGTTCGCGCAGAGCGGTGACGGGCTTTTCGCCCTCCTTGATAAGCTGGGCCAGCCTGTACAGGCGTTTCCGCTCTGCCTTAACGTTTTGCGGGTCAACGGTCATTATGACCTTGCCCTCTGGTGTCAGGCGATAGATAAAGCCGAGAAAACGGAAACCATCCCGCAGCCGGACTATTTTAGTCTTGGTCGGGTGCAGTTCCATTCCCTCGGCAGCATACCGGGCTTGGATAGCCTCCCGCCACTCCTCCAGCTGCGCCTTGCTATGGTGACAGATCCAACTATCATCCATAAAGCGGACATTTCGTCTTTGCGCATTGCCATGTAAAGCCCTCACTTTCTCACCGGGCAAGGAATTGCCCGGTGATTATGCTAATTTGGTGATTTTGCAAGCCGGGGCGCTGCGGAGCGCGTTGAGCGCGCGCCAGTAGTTCACATTGCCGGAACTGTTGACGGTGAAAGCGCCGCTGCCGTTGTCACGACTCGCAGAGCGCAGCCGCACATGGCGGCCCACAGTACGCTGTGCCAGATCACGGGTAATGCGCAGGGGATAGGTCTGCCACAGGGCCTGCGGGGTCTTTGCGCCGGTGCGCTCCTTCCAATACGGCCAGTAGGTGCCCTCGCCGGACACCTGCGGACTGCAATAGATCTCCTGCAGGGAGGGCAGGAAAATTTTGTCATAGGTCACAACGGCGCTGCCGTCATCGGTGACGTTGTTGCCGTAGGTCACAACTTTCACGCGGGACAAAGCGTTTTTGAAGTCATCGGAGAAGCCGGACAGGAAACCGGGCAGGGTGTCGGCCTGATCGGGTTTCATGTCCCACTTATCCTGCGGCTGCCACCATGCGCCTGCCGCTGCGTCACTGTTCAGGTACTGCCGGTACGCGGATTTCCACCACCGGTTATCGCCATAGCCAACAGGATGCAGGCCGTTCAGATCGCCGTTTTCCTTGGCAAGGAAGGTGCCGAGATTGGTGCCAGCGCTGCCAGCGGTCACGCTGCAGGTTTCCAGCAGCTCAGATTTCTGCTGATCCTTGTAGACATAGACCTTCCAGTTGGCAGGCGCAACGTCCGGCGCATTATAGAAGCCGGTCAGGCGGGCACCCGCCGGGGCCGCCTTGGTCAGGGTGAACTGATAGACCGTATCGGTCTTGACATTATTGCCCCAGTTCAGGCCCATCTTGACGTTGTAGGTGCCCGCCACAAGGCCGCCGTCAGGCACCACATAGAATGCCTGATATGCGGAAAACTGCAGGTCATACAAGGTTGCATAGTGCATCTGCAGCACCATTGCCGGTGCCGTGGTGCCGCTCTCGCCCTCTGCGGTATCGTCCGGCTGCACCACGTCCCACGGGCAGTCGTAGGCTTTGCCGTCCTTGTCCGTGTAGGTGTTCACCAACTGGGTGCCGGTGGGGAAGGTGATTGGGGCGCTGCCAGCGTCCACAACGGCCTTGATGGCGTTATAATCCATCTCCTCAAAAATGCCGGTCTGTGCCTTTGCCAGCACGCCCAGCGAGGCAGACACACCCAGCATGGTGGCATTGAGCAGATCCAGCTTTGCACCGTTGGCTTTCGCGGTTTCGTCCAGATAGATCGGATCAGTTACCATAGATTCAGCCATGAGATTTACTCCTTTCAGGTTTTAGCGTATTTCATGCAGACTTTGCCGTTTATTACGACAAAGCCGCAGGATTCGAGTGCAGCCACGCGGGCAAGGATGTTGGTGTAGTCCTCCGGGATGGTGGCCAGCACCTCCTCGCCCTTCTTCTCCACGGCAGCGGTGGCCGTGGTCTGGGCTTTGGTCACAGCGCCGGTGGCGGTGTTCTGGGCAGTCTGGACAGCCTTGATAGCCGCTGTCTTGGTATCGGTCACCGCCTTTACAGCGCCGGCCTGCGCCTGCTGCACGGCATCCAGAGCGTCCTGTTTGCTGGTGCTGATGGCAGCCAGAGCATCGCCCTTTGCAGCTTCTGCTGCCTGCTGGGCGTTCTCCGCGCGGTCTGCTGCGGCGTTTGCTTTCGCTGCGCTGGATGCCGCTTCGGAAGCCTTTGTTGTGGCGGTGGTGGCAAACTGCTCCACATACTCCATCCCCTGTGCGATGTCCTCACGGACTTCCACGCCGCGCTCAGCCTTACGGATTCCCGCAATGGCTTCATCAAAAGTTTTATCCATAAAACACCTTCTTACGAACTCGTAATGTAACCTTTGATAGATCGGCTTAAATCATATGCGCTGGTTGCTTTACGTGCACTCAAAGCCTGCAGGTCGCTGATGCTGGAAAATCCAGTGCCAAATGTAAACTCCTTTTTATCCGGCGAATCCAACGGCTCAACAAGCTTGGAACACAGCAACCAGGTATCTACACCATGCGGTGCAGAGAAAATGTGCGTTTGCTTTCCAATTGCAATACGGCTGACATCAATACCAGCGTCTTTCAGATCGACCGCTTTGACGGTCATTCCGTTCAGATAGCGCAGATTTTTGGCAAGTTCTTCCTCTGCCGCATCCAGCAAAGACTGCGGCGTGCTTTCGATGCCTTCAATAAAGATCACTTTTGTGATGATGCCAAAAAGCTTTTGCGCAGCCAGATCGTTTGCGGTTTCTGTAATGGTTTCTCCCCACGAAACAAAAAGCCATGTTTTCTTTCTGGCACCTACCGCGATCACCCGCGTGTAGATGTCCTCGGCTTTGGTATAGCTGGCCAAGTCCAGCATATTGACCCCAAAGGCAACAGTTTGGGGGTTCTTGTCCGTGATCTTCTTCATGTAGTCCAGGTAGCGGTAATTCTGCTTCCCCCAAAACGGGAGATTTACCGACCCGTGGCGGATCACAAAATACCCGCCGTACTTGTCTGTGAGCTCACTTTGCAGGATGTCCAGCGTTTTGCCGTAGTTTTTTCCATCGCCAAAGCTGTATGTAGGCTCCTTCACATCAAACAAAAAGCGGGGATCCGTCTTGCCGTTGATAGCAAGGCTGTATTTCCCGTTTTTCTCGGTGATCTTAAAGGTCTTGGATTCAGATGCCCGCTCAATGTTATAAATGGAGTACGTGCCAAAATTCTTGTTGCAAGTACCGCAGACGATTTCAGCTGTTTTCACTTCGACCGTTGCATCGTACGTTTTGCCCTTTACATAGGCTTCAAACAGACGCACGCGGAAATTGTTGCTTCCAATCCGTGAAATAGTGCGACCGTTCGCAATGTGCTCTTCACCGATTTTCCAACTCAGGCAGGAAGCTTTGTTGATCTCTGTTTCCTCATAGAAAATATTCGTCTTTCCATCCACGGGGTCTACAATTCCCCAATGGTAAATGTAATCTCCATCATTAGAATCGTAACTGTAACCCACTTGCACGACTTTGATGCCGTCTACATAGGGCACGATCATGGGGGTGTCCATCTCGACTTTTCCGGGAGTAAACGCCTTGTAAGCGTCAACCTGCGCGTTGTGGTTATCGCAGATCCACTCCAGGAACTGGGAAATGCTCACGTTTCTGGCACTGTAAGGTGCGGCACCGCTGTCGTTGAGGTAGGCCATTTCGCCCTCACAGTAGATTTTCTGGCGTACCAGAAAATCCTGATCGTGATCCATAACGCGGCCCTGCCAGATCTGCTTACCGTCCTGCTGCACCTCCACCACCGTAATGAGCTTTTGGAGCGCGGAGTGTGCGACGTTTCCCAGCGGCAGAGTAAATTCCAGAGAACCAGCCTTGCCCACCTCGCGGGTCAGTGTGGGGTTGATGAGCTTTTTCGTGTCGGTAATATCGCTGATATCGTGGATACAGACCTTAGTTTCCCATGTGTCTACATCCGTCTGCACACCAGCATAAACTTTGTAGCTCATAGGCTTGCCCCCAAATACTTGATGCTGATGCTGCAGTCTGCAGATGCAGCAAAAACGAGGGTGCCCACTACACCATCCGGCATAGTAAGCCCCTCGATATACTGCCAGTCGGTGGACTTGGCCAAAATGCCCACCTCAAAGCCATTGAGGGACACCGCGATGTCGGCCGCATCCTCGCTGCGCTTGAAGTAGATACCGGCCGCACGGGGCGCACCGGTTATGGACACTTGAACGTTCTCGTTTGCCTTGAGCGGGATATCCGTGTAGTTGCGCACAATATCATACTCAAAGTTGAAATCGTCCCACAGCCAGTCGTTGGTGCCGTCGTAGACGCTGCGCTTGAAGGGATTGCAGGTGCCGGTGATGGTAAAGGTGCTGGAAAGCCGGTCGCGGGAGGGTGTGACTTTCCAAAGCCCTTCCCAGTACCACGCCGGGTCTTCATCAAAGCGGCACTGTAGCCATTTGCCATGAATGGCATTGGCAATGGTGCTTCCAATGTAGGGCCACTTGCTTTTTGGCGCGTTGCAGAGCAGCTCCATGGTGATGGTGCGCTTTTTATAGTGCACCTTGCCGTCGTCCCATGTAGTCAGATTCAGCAACGAATCAGCGCCGGTGACCTGCACAAGGTATTCTTCTGGTTCTGCCGCGCCGATCTTAGGGCTGCCTACCTTGAGGTACAGCCCCCAATCTTTCAGGGTGTGAAAATTGCCGATTTTTGCCCCCAGAAGCTTTGCCATTACACACCCCTCGCTTTCCGTGTCACCGTCACGCCGATGCGCGCATCTACGTTGGTCGCCATGCGGGGCGACAGCACGCCCACCAGCTCGCCGGAATCCATGACCACCTGACCCTTGCCGATGTCTGGCAGATGCTCGTCCAGCATCCCCTCGATGCGTTCCAGAATGCTGGTCTGCCGGTCAACAATGGACTGCTGGCCGGTGACGCGGTACTGCAGGGCCGCACGGGTGGAGAAGGTGCCCAGACTGTCATACACGCCGGTTTTGTCAAAGGGGCTCTGGTAGTGGCTGACAGGCTTCTGATTGTTCTTCTTGTCCATCCACATGGCAAAGCCAATGCCGCCAGCGACAGCGCCCACGCCCAGGATCAGGGCAAGAATAGGATTTGCTGCAACAAAAGACACAATAGTGCCCAGCGCAGACGTGATGCCGCCTGCCATGCCGGAAAAGCTCTGGACGATGCCGCCTAGTGCTCCGCCCACGCCGCCGGACTTTGCAAGACCGGCGATGATCTCACTAAAAGCCTTGACCGAATTGGTCACACCGTCGATATCGGATTTTACCCCGCCGTCAGAAAAAAGCTTCTGGAAGATATCAAATGCCTTTCCGATGCCGCCGCTGAAGTAGCCCTCATTGACCGCTGTCAGTGCGTCCGTAAGCCACTTAGAGATCACGTCACGCTGCTCCTGCGACACCTCGCCCCAGATCAGATTGACAAAATCCAGCCCAAGACTTGCCCAGTCGCCGTTTTTGGCATCACTAAAGGCGCTTTTTACCAACCCGAAAATGCCCTTATCCAGCTGGCCGGAAGCTTCGCTCAGCTGCTGGTCAATGCGGCTCTGGGTACCCTTTACGCTCTTGTCGATGAGAGTAGAGGTCTCCGTCACCTTGTCTTGAACGCCGTCAATGTAGGTAATGACTTTCTGGTAGGTCTCTGCACCGTTTTCGCCGATGCGCTCGCCCGTTTCTGTGACAGTCTTCTTGATATGCTCGCTGCCGTCCGCGTACTTCTCCACTGCCTGCTGCACCTTTGTGGTGATGCCGTTAAAGGTGGTTTCCGAGACGTTGGTAAAGGTGCCCAGCAGCGTTTTTGACATGTCGTCATAGGTCTTTGTGACCTTTGTGACCGTGCCGTTGACCTTTGTTTCCACCTGCTTGTAGGTGGTGGCCACGCCGTTGACCAATTCCTTGCCGGTCGTTGTGGTGGTCTCGGTGATGCGGTCTTTGATCTTGCCGGAGCTGTCCTTGACCTTTTCGGTAAGGGTCTGGATGCTGGTGGTCACAGTGCCCAGCGCATTCTGCGCGGTGGTGGTAGCCGTGCTGGAGATGGACGAAATGACCGTTTCGATGGTGGACTTGGAGCCGGAGGAGCCGGATCTTTTTCTAGTTGAAGAACCAGACGGGCTGGTTGTAATGGAACTGCTGTTGGTTTCTTTTACTCCGTACTGCTTTTTCAGACGCTCGCCGTATTCTTTCCAGTAGTTTGTGTCTTTTTTGCCGGCCTTTCTGTTTTGGTAGTCGTTGTTAAAAGCTTTCTGGTAGACAGAATCCCAGTCTCCGTGGAAAATGCCTATTTCTCCGCTTTTCAGCGCGTCAAAGACAGCTTTCAGGCCAACAGCAGAAGATTTGGCCTTGTCAATGACGGTGGTAAGACCTGTTATTTCCCCGATAAGGCCACTCCATCCGTCAAGCTTATAAGCTTCCTGTGCTGCGACGACCATGTCGTTCAGCTTGCCAATCGCAACGCCGATTCCGCTGCTCAAGTCACCTGTCATAAGGCCGGCCAGCTGCTTCACGTTGTCCTTCAGGGTGGAAACGCGGCCATTCATGGTCTGGCTCTGGGTGTCCATACTGTTGTAGTAACGCCCGCCCTCTTCGGATGCGGCCTGCAGGGCCTGCGTCAGCAGATCATAACTGATGGTCATTTTCTGCACTTCAGCAGTGGACTTGCCTGTGTAGTCGGCCAGAATGCCGTACACGTCGATGCCGGCATAAGCAAACTGCTTGATATCCACAGCTGTAGCCTTGCCGGTGTTGGCGATCTGCTGCAGGTTCTGCGCCATGCGGTTCAGCTCGTCGTTGCCGCCACCGGTCGCAGAGACCGCGTCGCCCAGTGCCATGATGGTACTGCGGGCATAGGAAGCGTTCTCGCCTGCAGAGATCAGGTACTGGTTGGCCTGTGTCAGGCTCGCCACGTCAAAGGGGGTTTTTGCCGCGTCTTCCTGGATCTGGCTCATGACCTGCTGCGCCGCTTCCGCGCTGCCCAGCATATTGGTAAAGCCGGTGGTGTATTTCTCGATCTGGGCGTTGTACTCGATGCCGGAAGAGATGAATCCCTCTGCGGCATTGAGCGCAGCGGAGCCGAGCTTCGAGAAAACGTTCGCCATGACCGTGCCCTGTGTAATAGCGTTGGCCAGAGACTTACCGGATGCCTTATCCGTGGAGCTGGCAAAGCCATCCATGCCGTTGTTTGCAGCTTTCAGCGCGGTCGTGGTTGCCCTGAGCTGTGCTTCTGCCTGCGACAACATGGTCTTGAGGTTTTTGGTCTCAGAGGACGCTTTTCCGGTCCTGCCCACCGATTCGTTGTAACGTCTGGTCAGCTCCACTACGGCCTTTGCGGCCTTGCTGTACTCTCCTGACAGCGAAGAAACGGTCTTTTTTGTCTCAGATTGCACATTCTGGATGCCCTGCCGGTAGGCGCTGTCGTCCAGCCCGAGGGTGGCGCTCAATTCAAAAAGTTTCAGGTTTCATCACCCCCTCCGCACAACTTTTCAAGAGCCTTGCTGTTTTCTTCCGTGATCTCTGCCGCAGACCGCTTGTCGATCTGCTTTACATAAAGCGGGAATGTATACGAAGCAACGTAGGAATAAAGAGCGTTAGCTCCCGCAAGACCGCCAACGGCATCTGCTATGCAATCGCGGTAGAATTGAACTTCGTCGTGGTTTCTGATTTCTTTTTTGATGTGGTCGAGGATATAGGACTTGCCGAAAAGTTCCAGCAAATCCAGACGAATGGTCGAGACCATCCGTTTATATCCTTCCACGCCGATCACATCAAGGATCTCAAAAAAGCCATGAAATCGTCATCAGACAGCGCGCGGGACATTGCTGCGGCCAGCTTTCTGGTAGGCGGAAGCTCTTCGCCCTTATCCAGCACCACAAAGAGCGGCAGGACCTTTTCGGTCATGTCTGCGTGCTCTTTGTAGATCATGCGCATCATTTCTTCCGCATTTTTCGTACCCTGTTCTGCAATCTTTTTGGCCTTCTCCTCCGGGGTTTCGTTGCCAGTCAGCGGCGCGGGCTGAGTTGCTGCCGCCACTGCGCCCGTGTCAACGAGGCACTGCTTGTATGCCTTTGCCAGCTTATAAGTTTTTGCAAGGTACTCCTTGCCTTCCAGATCAATGATTTCCTTCATGTCTTTCCTCCTTACATCAGGACGCGGCCTTTGTGATAGAGTAGAACTCCATCGGGGCCTGTTCGGGGTTTTCGAGGTCTGCAAAAGCGGTCAGCGTGATCTGCATCGAGCCGCCGCCGCGATGTTCAGATTTCAGGCTCAGGCCACCGGTGGACATGGCATTATAGAGCTTGACCGCGATAAAACCGCCGCCGATCATGGGGCCGACCCACCAAATGGGCTTGAAATCCGTTAAAGCGGTTTTCAGGCGTGCAACCACGTGGGTGGGGTCTTCCGGGTCGATGTCCGCAGTGCCAATAGCGAGCTGGATGCTCTTAGGGTCTGCGTTGGGGGTCGTGTAAGAGATGGTTGCGGTGGTTCCGGTGACTTCCACGCCCTGCTTTGTATTGGTGGGGGCGTTGTCGATTTCGGAAAGGGTATCCTCGGTGGAGTTCTGATAGGTGATAGTCACGCCGCCCTGCGTGGCGTGGATAACGTTTGTTTCATCGATTTTCGGGGTCTCAAGCGAGAAATCGGACAAAATGTTGCCCGAGCCCTTGGGGATGCTCTTGAAAGCCTCCGATGTCAAAACGTTGACGTTAAACTTCTTTGCTAAAGTTTCAGCCATATTGCTCCTTTACTCACGGTATAAGCCGTGTAAGTTCAAAAATAAGGTATTCGCACAGATACCCTTCAGGCGTGTTGTTGAGTGGCTGCGCCCAATCTTTATCGTCTTTGTCCAAAAGAATAGCGCCGCCCTCGCAGGAAAGCGTTGTGCCATCCTGCAGGGCCGCGCTGATCGTATCCTCGGTTTGCAGGATGGGGGCCCTGCCGCCCTTGCTGGGGTACCACAGCCGGGCGTGGAAGGATGCCGTCTCGTTCCACCCGCCGGGGATGGTGGGCTTATAGGTCAGATAGGGCAGTGAAGCGGCAGGAGGGATGTTATCTTCCAGATAGCCCGGGATGCCGAAGCTGTTGAAAAACGTGTTCAGCGCCCGGTTGATGCTCTCAGACGGGCCCATCACGGCAGCACCGCCTTTTTGCACTTGACGGCTCGCAGTCCCATGCTTGATTCCGGCGGGGACTTGGTTTCGTCTGCTGTGCTTGTGACCTGAAAGGTCTGCCCGTCGCTTACCCGCTTGATGTAGTCCGGGAACGCCAGCGGCACACCGGTGTTGACCAACAGGGTATAGGTAGATGCCGTGTCAGCCTGCTCTGCTACCTGAGCTTCCACGGTGGTGTCGTGGCGCTCCACGGCTTCAAATTTGGGTCCGTCTGTCCAGCTGGACACGAAACCGCCCACGCCGTCCGGCTCATAGCTGCGGGTCTGAAATCGGTATTTTTGGGTGAAACCCTGCATCACGGTGGATGCAGTAAACGAGTTGACCATGTCACATCTTCCTCCACTGATTGATCTCGGATTTATAGCGGGTCTTGCCGTCTGCGGGAAGGCCGTCCGCGCCGGTAGCCATCGTGCCGGACCATCCGGCAAAGGACTGGGACACATACACTCCGCCGGAGGGCAGCGCCTTGTCGTATGCGTCGATTTTTTCAGCCAGCGCCACAAAAGCAGGCGGCACGCGCATAGGCTGCACCGTCCCGGTGAAGGTCTCGGCGGTCAGATCGCCGTCCCCGGCCTTGTGCACGCCGTCATTGAACACAGACCCGCAAACAAGGAAATACTGCCCCGGCACTACCCTGGCGGGAACGGTGTCCGGCTCAAAGGCAAACTCGCCTGCAATGGGGTCGTCTGCCCGGTCAAAAAAATTGTGCGTGTAAACGCACAGCTCAGGGACGGTCATGCAAAGTCACCCCCTTGCAGGTTAGACCGATTCACCCGGGGTAATGGTCTCGACAGCGATACCGTCCAGATACTCAGCAAACAGGGTCACGCCCATAATGGCGTAGCTCTCGGAGGTTGCGGTGCTGTAGTTTGCCTGAGTGTGGAAGCCGATGAGGTTGCTTGCCTCGCCTGCGGTCCGGTAGACCAGACCTGCGCGGGCAAACTCGCTATCCGCAGGATCCACATAGTACATGACGATGTTGTCTACCGGGGTGGCAATAACCTTTCCCTTCGCAATCTCACTGTCGGACAGCAGGAAGATGGTGTTGTAGCCCATGAAGTCCTTGATATACTGGAAGCCGAACTGGTTCTGCACGGTGATATTGGCATTGCCCAGATAGTCGTACACGTCCATCACGTTGACAAAGCCAACAACGCCGGTCACGGTGCGATGCATGGTCTTGAACTTGTTCTCGACCGCGCCCTTGGCATGTGCCAGCGCCATCTGGAAGGTCTTGGGAGTGCCCTTCAGGGTGCCGGTGTTCAGGAACTTGTAGAACTTATCCGTTACCAGAGCGGTCAGGTCGTACAGGAACTCATCATCGGTCTTCTGCACGGCAACATCGTAGCCGTAATTCTGGATCGCCTCAAGGGTGACAGACTTGCCGTACTTGTCGATGGTGATCTTGCCGTACTCCTTCTCCTTGACGGTGTACTTGCTGAACGGGATCTCTTCGCCCTCGCCCACGGTGCCGCTCTGCAGGGTGCCCTGGGCGTACTTGCTCTTCAGCACGGTGCCGGGCTGCATCCGGATAGGGCGCATGATGCCCAGAATGGTGCGCAGATGGTCCCAGTTGCGCTGGAAACGGGTCACAAAGTCGATTTCACGCGCGGCTACGGTGATATCGGTGGTCATGGTGATATTTTCTTTTGCTGCCATGTATTAGTCCTTTCCGCCGCCTGTAAACAGGTCGGCATTTGCAGCAATCGCGGCCTGGCGTTCGCCAGCGTCCTTGATTGCAAAAATTTGGTCTTTGGTCATTTTGGAGCCGGTGTTTGTGGGCGGGGTGTCCACCTTCGCGCCGGTGGTGGTCGTAGTGCCTACGAAGTCGCTCCAATCAGCTTTCAGGCTGTCGGCGTGCTTCTTGGCATCCTTGACCTCGCCCTTATCGTCCAGCTCCAGTTTGTCGATGTCCTCGCCAGACAGCCGCACAACGCGGTCTGCGTACTTGTCCAGCACCCCGGCGGTCTTCAGCAGCTCCCGGAACTTGGCTTCCTTGGCTGCGTGGGTGTCCTTCTGGGTCTGCTGGGCCTTGTAGTCGGTCAAAGCCTTTTCTGCGGCCTGCTTGCCTCCGTTGGCCTCGTCCCGCTCCTTCTCGGCCTTGGCGGTCGCGGCCTTGGCGTCATCCAGCTGGTTCTGAAGAGCGTCCGTTTCGGTGTGCAGCATGTCCAGAATCTTCTTCATCTTGCCGCTGACGTCCACGGTCTCATCCTCCAGAATCGCGCGGAGGTCTTTTCTCTCAAGTGCCATGTGATAGTCCTTTCTGCCCTTGCTCGGGCTGCCATGCTTGGCAATAAGGTTTATTTGCCGGACGTGCTGCCGGTGTGGTGCCGCTTGCAGGGGTCGAACCTGCAACTGCCCGGTTATGAGCCGGGAGCACTGCCAGTTGTGCGAAAGCGGCATAAAAAAGCGGCTGACGCTGTGCGCCAACCGCTGAGTATTTAGTTTTCGCATGCAACTTTGGTGATACATTCGACCGCCCAAAACTTCGCTTCCTGTAATTTTGTCATGCACAGACTTTTTTCTCGGCTTTCAGGAAGTGCGTCAAGCTGCGTTGCAAGCTCAAGGAAAAGGTCTTCTGCCTCGCAGTGCGCAGTTTTCACATCATCGGGCAGGAACTTTTCTTTTGGTGTTTTGAACATTTTCTCCAAATCCATGAATTACACCTCCTTGTTTCCTTCTTCCACCGCGATTTCTCGCAGCTCGTCAATATGATCCTCCACCGCCGGGCGGAGGAACGGGCGGGCTTTCATGCCCCGGGTAAAGTGCCACTTGCCGTTGAAGTCCTTCCAGACCCACGGCGTTTTTCTTCCGTTGCCCTTCTCGGCAAAAACACCTGTTCCAAGCTCAACATACACGCTGTAAAACAGGTTTGACCCGATGGTCACGGTCTTTTTGGCAAGGTCTACGGCGTAGGTCAGGCTCTGCTTGAGCGCGCCGCCCACGTAGCCCTCAATGCCCGTGCTGTCTGCCGTGCCGGTAGGCACAAGCAGCTGGGCGTAGTCCTGCACCTTCATGCCCCAGATGGTCAGCACACGCTCCGCCCACGAATCCAGTGCTTCATGGAGCTGCGGGGTGTTGTCGGTGAATTTGATGTCGTAGTTGAAGTTCATGGTTTACCGAACTCTCCACGTCTTGGAATTTTTTCTTGCGCGATAGTAGGTCTTTCCCTCAAATGTCGCTTCAAGTGCGCCCCTGTCCATTGCAGAACCCAAAACGGAAGAAAGCGACTTTGTTTCAGCTGCCTTTTTGTTTGCGGTTGACTTTTTCTGCACATCTTTCATAAAAGAATTGACGTTTTGTCGTTTCTGTGCCGTGTTATCCGCTGCCTTTTGCACCTGATTCTGGTTAAACCTTGCAGGGCCGGAAACGTATGGATTCGCAACCTTCGTCTGAGCCTTTAGCTGTTCCGTTGTCAGTTCATGCAATTTATCCAGTGCCGCCGCTTTTTCCTGCTGAGTAAGATTCGATTGCTGGATTTTCTTCACGTTCGTTTCATAATCGCGCTTTGTTGCGTCGCCAGCATCAAACAACGAAAAATCATTCGATCTTCTTACCAGCGTATTATCCAAACTTTTTGCTCCATTTGCGCCGCCGCCCGCTCTCGCAGAGCTGCCCGAACCTCTTTTACTCACGATAGTGCCTCCTTTCGTATTGAAATGGCTTAATTTTGGTCACGTTCCAGTCGAACTCCGCCGGGCACTTTCCGTACCACAAAATGCTGCTTGGTTGCAGCACTTCCAGCGCCTTGCGGCAGTGTTTGGCAAAGCACTCTGCTTCGTATGGGTCAGATTGTGTGCCGTGGCTCGAAATGCTCACGATGGCGTTTCTAGGCTCACCATCAAAGCACCAGTCATAACTTTGCTCGCCGCACCAGCAGAGCGTTGGAATGACGTGGATGCCGTGCATCTGCCAGTAAGCAGCCAACCAGTGTTTTTTGTAGTGCATAAAAATCTGTACCGCAAGCGGCATATCGCTGTAAAGCGAGAAATCCGGCGAACATACCGCCCCAAACTGCTGCAACAGAGGAATATACTTGTCCGGGTTGTTCCAAAACCGTTCAAACTGGTAATCGTCCTTGTAAAAATGCACGCCTTTTGTGGCCTTGTCTTTGGCTGTCAGCGCATAATTGACGGGTATCCATTCCAGCTTGTCAATGCGGATGTCCGTTTCCGGCTTGATGATAGGGATATGGAACTTTCCTTCGCCCGGAAAAATCATTTTCTCGGTGTTTTCCATCGGCAGAATCACGGTTCATCCCTCGGTTCTCGCTTTTTCTTTAAGATACGACCGCACTCAGGGCAGAAATTCAGCTGTCCGGCACGATGCGTTACCGTACCGCACACGCCTGCACCTTTCCTGTGCGTTTTTGTGATAAGACTGACTTGAAACGTGGTGTAAAGGCCGTTCTCCCCTTTGGGGGAATTTTCCTTCCACCACGCAAGCCTCTCGCAAAATTTGCAAGGCTTCTTCTCATCCATGCTTTGCAGCCTCCTTTTTTCTCTTGCGTTCTTCCGCCCACCACATTTGTTTGGCTTCCGTGCCGCCTTTGGCTTTGTACCACTCGGTGTAATCCATGACAGGCGTGACCTCTTTTGTTACGTTGTCCCGCTGCATGGCATTCTGCCGGGGATACTTGCCCAGTGCAGAGGACAGCACACAGCGGCAGTGGTAAACCATCTCCGGGGCCGCGTTGGGGTCTCCGGGGTACATGATCTCGTAGCCCTGCACCTTAAACGGCTCGTCAAGGTCGGCGGTCTGCTGATCCAGCAGGCGGTGCATTTCACGGGTACGGTAGTCGTGGGTGGAATTCCACCGCTTTTTGACCTCGATGCCCAAAGCCTGGGCGTTTTGCATCTGCTGCAAAGCCCCGGCGTTCTGGGCGCTGGTAAGAGCTGTGATGGCGTTGTTCATGGCCCAGTGGATCTCCGTGTCTGCCATTCCGTTTACGGCCTTCACGGCGATGTCGTGGACGCTCTTGCCCTGCACGATGCCCTGCATGACGTAGCGGTTGAATACCTTTGCATCATAGGTTTTGTTGCTCTCGCTTTTGATACGCTTGTTTGGCACCAGCTTGGGGTTTTCCTTCAGAAGCAGCTTGACCGCTTCGGTGTTGTACAGGGTCAGCCCGAACGTCACGCCTGCGGCCTGTTCCAGCTCGTAGAAAGCCCAGTTTGCGCCAAAAGAAAAGATGTTGTATTGCTCGTCCCGGGCCAGCTTGTAGGCCGTCTGCTGTGCTATGGTACAGGTCTGCGTGATGCCGTCCAGCTTCTGGCGCATCAAATCGGACTGAAAGACCTGATTTTGCAGCCAGATGCGGTAGTCGTCCTCGGTGATCTCGCCTGCATCCAGTTGCGCCCGCTTGCGTTCGTCCAGTTGCTTATACTTTGCAAGAAACTCGGTGAGCTGCTCTGTCATCTCCCGGCGGGCAGTGCCGTATACCCGGAGGATACGGCGGCGCAGGCGGTTCAGCTGACGGGTAGAGATGCGGTCACGGTCGTTAGCTTTCAAATCCATCAGCTACTCTCGAAACGTATTCACCCGCATTTTCGGAAGGAAATGCAAGCTTAAGGCTTCCGGGGATTGGCTCGCTGTCCAGCGGGTAAACGTCCATTTTATTCAATGCCGCCTCGGCTGCTTGGCTTTGGCTCTCGGCATGGACAAGTAAATATCCGCGCTGCTCCCACTTAATCGGGACTCGGTAAAGTGCCATCCTCGTTTTCCTCCTCCGTTGTCTCTCTCGTTGCGCTCTCAGCCATCAGCGCGGCCTTGGCCTGCTCCTTTTGTTCCGGGGTCAGGTTGGGCAGCAGGTCAATGGCCATGTCCTGCCCGATGATGGCGGCCTCAGAAATCACCATGCTGACCTGCTCGGCGGTGTTGGTGATCTTGCTGCGGTTGAATGTCGGCATAGCGTTTTCAAAGCCAGCCAAGGCGCAAATCTGCCGGATAAACGGCTTGACCTGAGCCTCGAAGTCGTCCGCGTTCTGGTTCAGCGGTTCATAGGCTGCATCCAGATGGTCGTTGGTGCTGTCCGCGCTGACACAGTGCACATCCAGACCGCCGAAGTCCTCATACACCCGAGTGTGGAGCAGCTCCAGCAGCGCCTGCCGGGCCGCCACAGGAATCTCGGTGGTGTAGGGGGTGATCTTACCGCCCTGGCTGGTGTCTGCGCCTGCAATGTGGTACAGATTCAGCTTGACAAGGAACTCCTGCAGCTCGTCATCGGTCATGCCGTTGAAGTTCTCGCACAGCCAGTAGATCTCCGAAAAGTCATGCAGGTCATTGCAGAAGCCGGACATCACCAGATCGGTGTTGTCAATGTAGGCTTTCAGCCCCACAAGGGTGCTCTGGTGCAGGTCGGAGCCCCACAGCGGCACAATTGGAAGAGCGCTGTAGTTTTCTCCCTCCACGCTTTCCAGCCCGCCGCCGGGCGTGGTGACGGTCACGCTCTTGTATGCCTGCTTCGGCACGGTCTCCTGCATTGTGCTGCCGATTTTGCTTTCCGTGTACTCGGTAAATCCGTCCAGCTCGTACAGGATATAATGCATATCCGTGTCAGGGTTCAGCCGCCAGAAGCGCACGCCTGCCTGCAAAAGGCCTGTCTTTTCATCGTACAGGGGAGCGAACTCGGTCAGCTTGAAAACCACCAGATGGTCGTTGTTCCAGAATCCGAAGCTCTCGCCGTGGATCAGGGCGAAATATCCGGCCTTCTGGATCTGCTCATCAAAGTTTTGCCCAAGCTTGCCCTTGTCCACGCCATCGTCTGCAAAGACCACGCCGTTGCCGAGGGAGTAGGTTGCCCGCTGCTTGTTGAGCCGCCGGAAAAGATTACTCTTGACCATATCGGGGTGTGGGGTGTCCTGCTTGGTGTTTTTGGATAGGCGTTGCAGCATCAAAGCGTAGGCCTGCGCGAAGCGTTCAGCCCCCGGGTTTTTCTGTGCGTCGTACAGGTCAGCGTCCAGCGCCATCTTATACGGTCCGGAAGCGCAGTGCTGCTGCACGAACCGCCGGATGAAATCAGACTGTTCCCCGTCGGCTTGCGCCTGCTGGAAGGTCTGGAAAGTGTATACAGTGCTCAAAATCAATCCCTCAGTTTCACAAGGCGCTTTGTGCGCACGAAATAGCGGATAGCGTCCATGCAGTGGTCGTTGACCTTCAGCACGGTGTCGTCTTTGTCCGGGTCCCAAGCGTACACTCCGAACTCTTCCAGCGTGTGCTTGCAGACCTTGTAGATTTTCAGCCGTCCGGTCTGCAGCATGGTCTGCACGTCCAGAATGCCGCTCAGAACGTCGTTGTTTGCGGGCATCTGGGTAAAGCCATTCTTGCGCAGTTCCGTAATCAGGGGCAAGGCAGAGGGGTCCACAACGATTCTCTCCGGCTTGAGCCCGTTCAGCCACGCTTTCAGGTCTGTGACGTACTCGCCCACGGTCTTTTGCCGCTTCTGTTCGCGGCCGCTGTAGTAGTACTCCCGGGTGACGATCCAGCAGTCTGCGTCTGCCTGCTTCTGGATCAGCAGAAAAACCGTTGCGTTCTGGGTGCCAAAGTCGCACGCCACATAGGCGCTCTTTGGAGACAGCGCTGGAAGCACATCAACAACGTGCTTCTTGTGGTCGAACATGTCATATACAAGGCCCTCCGCCACGGTCCACAGGCCCAGAATATAGCGCTGATAGAAAACGCCGCTGTACTGGCTGCGGTATCTGGCCTTGATGTCCTCGGAAAGAGACAGGTTGTCGTCCATCGTAAAGTGGAGATACATCATCTTGCGGGAGCGGCATTTCCGCACCCACTCCAGATAGAACCAGTGCTGTGGGCTGCCCGGGTTGCAGTTGAACCAGAACTTTGATCCGGTGACAGAGCAGCGGGCCGTGGCCTGATTGACGAAGCTTTGCGGCATCAGGGCCACCTCGTCGAAGAATGCCCCGGCAAGGGTGATGCCCTGGATCAGGTCCTGACTGCTCTCGTCCTTGCCGCCAAAAAAGTAAAACTCGTTGGTTCTGCCGCCCCTGCTGACGGTCATGCAGTTTTCTGCCCGATGCTCCTTGACGTTGTAGCTACGGGCTGCAAGCTGCTGCTTGAGTGTGCCCAGCACATTGCGCCGGAAACTGGCGATGGTCTTGCCACACATGGCAAACTGCTGGCCGCTGTAGCAGGTCATAGCCCACTGAACGAAAGAGAAGCTCATGGCAAAGGTCTTGCCAGAGCGGATAGCGCCATCTGCAATGATGCCGTTGTAGCTGCTGTATGCGCTCTGCGGTGTCCACCAGCTCAAGACCTGCTTTTGCCGCTGGCTGAGGGCTTTCCAGCGAAAACCGTTACTTTTCCGCATGGTCGTCCTCTTCCTCTGGCAGCATCTCCACGTCATCCGGCGGGCTGAGGTCTGCGGCGGCATTCAGAGCCTCCACAAGACCATCGTCCGGGACTTCTATGCTGCTCTGGTCTCCCAGCATGGCAAACTTGTCCACGATGGTGCCGAACGCCGTGGACAGCTGCGGCAGCGTCGCTTCTGCGATTTTGTCAGGGTCCGCCATCGCCTGAAGGTACAGCCCAAGAAGATCCTGTGCTTCCCCGCGCTTGCTGCCTAAGTAGGAAAGCATGTCCTGCGTGTTCTGCTCTTTTTTTAAGGCGCACAAATCCGCACACTTGGGATTATCTTTCACGATTTTCCGCACGGTGCTTTCTGCCACGTCGTTCAGCTTGGCGGCTCTGGCATAGCTCTGCAGCTGCACATAGTCAGCAACGATCTTCTTTTTTTGCCTGTCTGTCAGCCGCTTCGCACTCACCGCCACCACCTCTCTAAACTCATGCAAAAGAAAAACCGCCCGGAAATCCGAACGGTCAAAATATCGAATGTGCCGCCAGCTGGATTTGAACCAGCACCCACAGAATGGATGTGCGCAGTGGTTGGCTGTGCAGTGATGTTCCCGTGGTGTCACCAACGTTGTCCCGCCTTAAATGGGCGGCGCTCTGCCAATTGAGCTATGACGGCATATAAGCAGCACCCGTGCATTCAGTTCGTTGGACATGCGTCAAACGGTGGGCACTGCTGCATCCGGAACTTTCGCGGCCAGATGCCCCGCTATTGCGCGGCCCGCTCTAGGGCACGCAAGCACTCCCGGCAGGGCTCGAACCTGCAACATGCGGTTTTGGAGACTGCTGCTCTACCGCTTGAGCTACCGGAGTATAAAAGCCGCCCTTGGAATCGAACCAGCCGTGTCTACACACACGCGCCGCGCTCCAAACTGCGCTCAGACGGCCATATAAAAACAGCTCCGGTTCTCCGCCGGGGCTGTTGGTTGGCGCACATCCTGTCAGGAAAGCTCCACCTTGGCAAGGATTCTAAGGCCTTTTCTTGGCACGGGAGGTTGCACGTGCGGCCTTGCGGGTTGTCTGGTCCATGCGCCATACGGTGCGATACGGCGGAATCGAACCGCCTCCTGTCTCTCATGAGCGGCAGGCTGCCTTTGTTTCAATGTATCGCATAGAAGCAGCCCGCGAAACGTGAAGAGAGCAAAGCCCGGTACCTGCAAGCAGAAAAGGAGGAAAATGCCAAGAAGGGACACGTTTCGGAGGCTGCGTGCATCGGTTTGCCTTTTCGGCTTTGCCGATGGTACCACAATAG